CAAGTCAAGATGTAACGGCAATCATTGAAGAAAACCGCGACATTTACAACCAAGGCGAGAAGCACGACAGGTGGGGTGAGTGGAGCCGCGTGGCGTCCATACCGCTGAGTGTTTATTTCAAACTCAAGGCAGAGGGTAAGTTGGAGGATGAGGCGTACATGAAACGCTGGCTCAACGACCCAGAAAACCAATACTTTAGAACTCGACCAGGACAAGTATGAACTATGTAGCAGTCTGCACGCCAGCGCGTGATATGGTCCACACCAACTTCACCTATTGCTTGGTGAACATGGTGGCTTATCACACCATCAGCACCACCGACGCTGTATCTCTAAAGATCATGCAGGGCACGCTGATACAAAACCAGCGCGCTGATTTGGCGCTGGACGCTATGGCAGAGGGCTGCACTCATATCCTATTTATTGACTCGGATATGACTTTTCCACAGGACATGGTAGGAAGGCTGCTAAAGCACGATCTGGACATCGTGGCCACCAACTGCGCACGTCGCAGAATGCCTACAGGACCGACCGCACAGAATTACAAGCCTGACGGTACTCGGGAGCTGGTGTACACCATGCCTGATTCCACTGGAATTGAGGAAGTTGGCTCCATTGGCATGGGAGTTATGCTGATTAAGCGTAACGTCTTTGAAAAGCTATCAGAGCCTTGGTTTGAGACTCCGTGGCGTCCAAAGGAGCGCGGGTACATTGGTGAGGACATTTTCTTCTGCCGTAAAGCTAAAGAGGCAGGGTTTAGAATCCACATTGACCATGACGTAAGCAAAGAGATTGGTCACATTGGAACATTTGAATTCAAGCACGACCATACATGGGTAATGCGTGACCTTGAGGAAAAGGAAAAGGCAGCGTAATGGCTCTGACAACGTACACGGAGTTACAAACATCCATCGGTGACTGGCTAAACCGCACCGACCTTACGTCTGCTATTCCTGACTTTATCTCTCTGGCCGAGGCGCAGATTGAACGCCAATTGCGCACCAGGCAGATGGTTACTAGGTCAACTGCCAATTTTTCTACTGAGTACGGTGCTGTTCCTGATGATTTCCTAGAAACAAAATCACTCAAGCTCACAAGCACAAACCCTGTTACTCCATTGGTATTTCAGACTATTGACGCATTGGATGATTTATCAAGGACATACTCATCTTCCTCACGTCCTAAATACTTTGGAATTGTCGGTGGCCAGATCAGGCTAGTTCCATCTCCAGATGCAACGTATACCACTGAGTTGGTGTACTACGCTAAATTGACCAAGTTGTCATCCACAGTAACGACTAATTGGCTATTGACATCAAGTCCTGACATTTACCTTTATGGAAGTCTGTTACAGGCTGCTCCATACTTGCAGGATGATGCGAGAATACCCGTATGGTCAAACCTGTATGACAGGGCTTTAACTGATGTCCAGACAGCGGATGATCGTGGCGCTACTTCTGGTGGTGCTATGGCTGCAAGAGCTAGGAGCTTTGGATGATTGTTACGACTACAAAGGGTGAAATGGATGACTCTTTGCTGGTAAAGCAAGAGGGATCAATTGATACTGAAAATGAATTAACCAGTTGGACTGAATACTGGTTAGATGGTGAACTGGTACATAGATCGGTTCATGTACTGTTGAAAAAGAACGTTGCGGCAGATGGTGTCGCGGCGATGATTGGATAGGAATACATCATGGCAAATACCCAGGCAATGTGTACATCGTTTAAGGTTGATCTGCTAAACGCAGTCCATGCGTTTAATAGCACTGGAGTGCCTGCGCATACGGTTGCTACAGCAGATACATTCAAGGCTGCCCTGTACCTAGCCAGCGCAACCGTTAACGCTTCTACAACTGCTTACAGCTCTACTGGAGAAGTAACTGGCACTGGATATACAGCAGGAGGTGTTGTCGTTACGTTTGGCACTGCTCCATCATCCACTAGCACTACCGCGTTTATCACTCCAAGCGCAAGTATTGTCTTTAGTAGCGTGACGCTATCTACAGCCTTTGATGCTGTATTAATTTATAACTCTAGCCAGAGTAATAAGGCAGTCAGCGTACATACATTTGGGTCACAGACAGTGACTGCTGGTACGTTCACTCTGACCATGCCAACAAATGACTCCAGCACCGGCCTGATTCGGCTGGCATAACCTGGGGGCAGCAATATGGCTGCGTATGGCTCTGGCTATTACGGCAAGGGCGTCTATGGCATAGGCAATGTAGTTGTCAGGGGCAACCAGGCAACTGGAGCCGTTGGAACTCTGCTTGTCAATATTTCAGAGCAGGAAGATGGTGTCATTGCCACTGGCAATGTAGGCACTGTTACAACGTCTAGGACAGTTGCAATCACCGGCAATGTGGCGACATTTGCCACAGGATCGGTTTCTGTATCTAGTACCAAAGCAGTTACTGGTAATTCTACAAATCTATCGATTGGTACTGTTTCCCCAGCTATGGCGCTGGACGTATCGGGTAACTCTGCAACCATTTCTGATGGAACCATATCTCGCGGTAATACTTCGTTTGCTTTGAGTGGTAATGCTTCAACCTTGTCTGTTGGAACATTCGGCGTTGAAGTAATCACTTTCCAAGAGATTACTGGCGTATCAGCAACATCAAATATTGGCAGCGTCACAAACAGCGTTTCGGTGGCGATAATTGGGGTAAGTGCATCAGGTTCTGTCGGTACTGTATTAGGTTATGGGTGGAGTGCTACACCAGACACATCCAAAACTTGGTTAGGTCAGTCAGATACTTCTCAGTCTTGGTCAGCAATTTCAGATACATCTGAAAGCTGGACACCAAGCACAGACACTTCAGAATCATGGACAGAAATTTCAGATAACGCGGAAACTTGGCAAGCAATTGCATAGGAGTAAATCATGGCAGATACGACCACAACAAACCTACTTTTGACCAAGCCAGAGGTGGGTGCAAGTACCGACACCTGGGGCACAAAGATCAATACCGATCTGGACACTGTAGATGCGGTATTCGCTGCGGCTGGAACAGGTACTTCTGTTGGCCTTAATGTTGGTGCTGGTAAGACGCTGGCAGTAGCTGGAACTTTAACAGTTACTGGAGCAAGTACAGTTGACAATACAACAATTGGAAACACAACTGCTGCACCAGGAAAATTTACAACTCTTTTGGCTACTAGCTTTAATGCTGCAAGCACGTTTGGCTACCGCAACCGCATCATCAATGGTGCAATGGTTATTGACCAGCGTAATGCTGGGGCGGCAGTCACTATTAATAGTGCAGCATGGACATACGTTCTTGATCGCTGGACTTTTTATGGTCAAGCTGCCGATGGTGTTTTTACAGTACAGCGAAGCTCAACTGCTCCAACTGGATTTATTAATTCATCTCTTGTAACAGTTACCACTGCTGACTCCTCTATCGCCGCTACTCAACTTTACTTGATGCGTCAGCCAATTGAAGGCTTTAATATTGCTGATCTTGGATGGGGTACTGCTAATGCAGCAACTGTTACTTTATCTTTTTGGGTGCGTTCAAGTGTAACTGGAACATTTGGTGGATACCTACAAAACGATGCAAGTGATAGGTCTTACCCATTTACATATACAATTAATTCTGCAAATACGTTTGAACAAAAAACCATAACTATCGCTGGCGATACTACTGGCACATGGTTAACAACAAACGCATCCGGCATTAACTTAGGATTTCAGCTTGGTGCTGGAAGTAGCCGTATAGGTACTGCTGGCGCATGGGCTGCTGCTGCATATTATGGTGCTACAGGAGCTACAAACCTTATCTCCACAAACGGCGCTACTTTTTACATCACAGGCGTACAGTTGGAGAAATCCAGCATAGCCACTACTTTTGACTACCGCCCGTATGGTACTGAGTTGGCTTTGTGCCAGCGGTATTGTGTGGTTTTTGGTGCTAGTCAATTTTTTGGGGCGGCAACACTTCGTACTGGTGGGACAAGCTATTACGCAATTATCCCAACAACTGTTCCAATGAGGGCGTCTCCAACTACAACTGGAACAACAAGTATATATGTTGGTGATACTAACGCTACTACTACAGTTACTTACGCGATCAATGGAGCAACTCTTAGTGGTTCTGGAAGTTCAACAACCGTAGGCTCTAACGGTCAATCCGGTTTGCTTTACGCAACTACAGCTAATATATTAAAGGCG